CATTTAATAATTCCTTTCCTTTGAATCTGAGCATCCAAAGCCGCATAAAACTCCTTCATCTCCATTCCATTAAAGCGGTGACTTTGTTGGAAATGTTTATAAAGATGTTTATACAACTTTTGCTCCTGAAACAAATGGAGAACTTGTAGGTGGGCATCATATTTTTCAAAATCAAAATTTCCCACAATGGCATCTTCGCCCAATAAATCAACATAAAAATCAAAAAGGGCACCCAAATCATTCTTATTCATACCAGCAGTATAATGTATATTAGGATATACATCAACATTGCCATATGGACAAGAACCACCACCCCATGCACGTTTTAATAATTTACTTGCCGTGTAAATTTTAGCACCTATTTTGGCAGAAAAGCTAGGTTTACTAGCAACTATCAATCTAGGTGTAAATTTGCAGGTATCACCAAATAAATCCCGCTTACCCAAAACAATCTCCCTTTTTATGAAGGCTTCCATACTTGTGGACCAAAGAGGAGCACCCTCATTTTCTTCACATTCGATGGCTTCTTCATAAAGTTCACGTTTGGTACCAGAAAAACGAGAAGCCCAAGTTTTCTCGTCAATAAAAGAAACAGATGAGTGGTCCATTTTAATAGTTTCCTGAATTACATGGTCGACCCACTCACAAAATTGATCAGGGCATTGATCAACTTTGAATTCTGCAACATTTCGCATTGCACAAGCAGTATAGCCATTATGTACACAAGAACTGGCTATAGAACAATGCTCAGACGCGCAAGGAGCAAAAACATAAGCGCCATCTTTACACTCACTACAACTACCGGCCACATAATCAACATGACATGTGTCTCTTATAGGCAACAATGGTGATGGATTACACGTCTCCTGTACTGTACCTATCAATACACCGGCAGAAAAAGATTGTGTTCTGCGCTTATAATAATACAATGTATAAAAACAAAAATAAGAAAACAAAACTAAACAAAAGAAATACAAAAAACAAATAAAAGTAATATCCCAAAAATAAACATATATAAAATAAAACAAAAATAAAAATATATAAAAAACAAAAGCCAACCACAAAACAAATCTAGGACCATACCAAAAATATTGATGATAGGTGGCATCTATCCAATCTTGGAACAAAACATTGTTGGTAATGGACAGATTTTTAAGATCTGCCAACCAACCAAACATATTTACA